AATTTTGATGATGCCTTAAGAGCATTAGATGCTATTTCAGAGGCATTTAATGTCAGTGTTTGGATACCATCTAAGAAAAAGGAGTATCTTTTCAAAGAAATAGATGCAAAACAACAAAAAAACATGTTAAGTTCTGCCATGAATTCGTCTGTTTACAACACAACATTCATAAAAAATCTATATGATATACTAAATTCTAACTTTTTAGACAAAGAAAACCTAAAAGATCTAAAAGATTTTACTGTTTATGATAAATTTTCTATCGCAATAGCACTAAAAGATAAAACATCAGAAGAAACCTCGGTTACTTTTGATGAAAAAGACAATGTTGTTAAAAAAATAAGCCTAAAACCTATCATTGAACGTTTTAAAACGTTTGAAACACCAGAAAATCAATTTTTGGAGTTCGATAATCAAAATATTAAGGTAAAATTGGAAATTTCGGTCCCAACAATTGGAAAAGAGTTGGAGTATGAAGAACAAATTCATAAAAAAGAAAAAAAAGTAGATGATATTAAGAATAATGAAGAAATTCAACAAATTATATCAGAAGCTTTTATAGGAGAGACTACAAAATATATAAAAAACATATATATTAATGATACGGACTTAAATTTTCAAAACGTAGACTTTACTAAAAAAATAAAACTGGTTGAAAAGCTATCAAGTGGCATTTTGCAAAAAGTTTTACACACAGTTTCTGAATGGAAAAGTAAAATTGATACCATTTTAACCGTTTCCGTTGAAGAAAACGGTAAAACATATACCAAGGTTTTAAATATTGATAGTTTATTATTTTTGAATTAAAAACATATATTAATCTAAGTATTAATATATGGCGGATACAGTTTCTATAGACGAAGTATTATCAAAATTTGTTTCTAATGAGGTAGATTCTACCGAAGTTTTGAAACTGTTGCTTACTTCCGATGAAACAGGGTTAAATTATTTACAAAATCTAAAAGCCGACTTCAAAGACAAGTATGTAATCCCAACTTTTAATAAAGCAAAAACATATTATACAAATATAGAGAAAAAACTAGAAGATCCAAAAAATAAAGAGGTTTTAGCACAAATAGGAGATCCTTTTGGTTTAAAGGAATTACACGAAGAATATAAAAAGAAAACAAAAGACATATTACAAAAAAATTTAAATAGATTTGAAAATAATTTAAATGTTGGTAATATTACAAATTCAAAACCAGCATCTTTATCGGAACAACAAACACTAACAGAAAAAAAACAAACATTTATTCTTGCTGATGAATCTATTGATAGGTTGGGTGTTGTTTTAGGTGGTATAAACACCGAAAATTTAAAAAAGCTGGGGAAAAATGCTTCAGATGACTCCAAGCAAAAAAACGATGGTGGTGGATTAATGTCTACATTGGGGGGTTTGTTATTAGCTGGTGGAGCGGCAGCTTTGTTGATTTCTGCATTTTGGGGAAGTCATATAAAACCTTGGTTAGAAGATAAATTAGATTTACATTTAGATGTTTTTGATAAATTCGAAGGAATTGTAGAAGGAATAGGTAAATTTTTTACAATGGGTGGGTTAAAGGTTACTGGTGGATGGCTTTTCAATTTAGTTGGAAAGGCATTTACAACGTTTGGCGATCTTTTGGAGGGTGGTCTTAGTGCTATTTTTAAATTGGGGTTTGGTGATGATGTAATGAAAGAAGGTGTTAAAGCAGCTCCGATGACTTTTAAAACATTGTTGCCGAAAATAGCAGGCGGATTATTTAGGGGAATGGGAACCGTTGCAATGAAAGGAATACCTTTAATCGGTTCTTTAATCAGTTTCTATTTTGCTTATGACAGATTTAAAAGAGATGATATAGCGGGTGGTATAATAGATTTAGTTGGGGGTATTGCAAATCTCTTGTCATTTACCCCATTAGCACCCTTGGCATTACCACTATCTATAGGTGCTGCGGCATTAAATGGGTTTTTAGACTATAAAGCAGGGTCTGGTGCAACTACCGAGGCGCAACAATCTATAAAAATGGATTATATTAATAAAATAGTTGATTACATTAGAGATATACCATTTATCGGCGGTCTTATTAATTTTGCACAAGGAATGTTCGAGCTTGGAAGTGGAAATTTGGGAAAATCATTAGATCTTTTAACAAAACAACCATTTTTAGGGCCATTTCCAGCTTTATTAGATTCTCTTTATAAATCTGGTGCCTTTGGCGCATTGGGTGCTGATAATAAAACAAACTTTACATTTGATAAATTTACAACTGAATTAAAAAATAGTATGTTTAGGTGGATATGTAGTATTATACCACTAGCAGGTGGATTGAGAGGAAAAGTAGCCAAAATAATGGGAATAGATTGGTACAATGATACAACAGAGGATTTAGAAATAAATGATAATCCTGTTGTGGCAGAAGAAAAAAGGCAAATGCAATCTTTTCAAAAAGAAAAAGAAAGAGCTGATAAAAAAACAGAATCTACCGTAAAAGAAGTAGAAAGTTCCACCAAACCAATAACAAAAGAAGAATTACAAGATGTATTACAAAAAAATAAAGACATAAAAGATGCACTCAAATCATTAAACATAGAAAATGCTCTCAAAACAGATTTAGGTTTTTTATATTCCACTTTTAAATATTTAGGATTAGATGGAGACAGAAGAACGGCACCAAGAGAAGGAACCGAGACTTTTAAAGTATTAACCGAACAAGAAAAATTATTAAATGCGCTTGAAATAAACTCACAAAAAATTAAAAAAGCAAAAGAACAAAAAAATAATATTGCCGAAAAAACAACCGTAAAAAAACAAGACGATTTTTCTTTTAAAAATTTAATGACCAGTACCGAAGGTAATTCTATTCTTTTCGATAAGAATACAAATACCGCAAATGTTTTAAATGAGAATGACAATATACTAGCATATAAAACAGACGGAGTTTTTGATAAAGCACTTAGAGAATTAACAAACTTGGTGCAATCTATAAATAAAGGCATATATAAATTACCAGAAAGTTTAAATAATAACAACAATTCCCCATCCTCGGTTGTAATTTCTAACACATCTGGAGGCGGTTCCGGTAAAAATATGATGGACGTTGTATTGAGTGGCACAAGACCAGATTCTATCTATAACTACAGAAGATCAATACAAGGAGAGTTTGCTTAATAAATATTATTATGTTTAACTTAGTCGAAAAACCATTTCCGGTTGGTGTTGCTGGTATTAATATATCAAAACGACCATTACACGCAGTTCCAAGTGGAAGTGGTAGAATAAATGTAGTTGAAAATTTTAGATGGAAGAATGCTGGTAGCACGGACGAGGTTCCATCTATAACACTAGTTGAATATGAATTAGAGTTCGGAGTATGGGCGCAAATGTTAGCTCGACTTATAAATACTGGTCAAAATTGGTTCGACAATGGGCAATTGGATCCATATGCATCTTTGTATAATGGTAATAAAACAAGATTTGAATACAATTTACCATTGTTATTAAAAGACGGAGATAAAATTAGAACAATAAGAAATAGTTGGGGTCCTACTGATTTTAATTTAACTAATTTTTTAGGAGGAAACGGTCAAAGCGCAAGTTCTGGGTGGGGAAATGTGTTAGGAAAAGGAATAGCATTGGGGGTTGGCGCACTGGGAGATTTTGGATTTGAAGAAGTACAAGAGTTTAAGGGTACTACACCAGAATCTATAACAATAACTTTTCCTTTATATAATACGGTTACGACAAAAGATGCATATAATAACTATAAATTAGTTTCTCTTCTAACTTTTCAGAATTTAAAAACCAGAAACACATTTTTAACATATATTCCCCCTAAAATATATAGCGTTAAAACTCAAAATGGTTTGGGTGGAATAGATTGGCCTGCCGCATATGTTGAATCGTTGGATATAGAAAGTATAGGTACCACAAGAGAATTGTCCGAATATGGTGATACTACAATATTGACACCAGAGGCATATAAGGTCAGTATAACGCTCAAACAATTAGTGGCAACAAGTTCAAATATATTCGCGGGAGCATTGGGAGAAGGTTCCGTCAATGTTATAGGAAGCTTCATGGGTAATATGGATAGAAATGTAGAGTCGGGTACCAATGCCGTAAGAAATGCTATGATTGCCGCTGGTGCTACCCCCGCTACCCCTACGCAATAAAATCAAATGAATATTCAAAATAACATATCAGATTTACCACAACTTTCTATGTATAGATACGAAAACTTTTTCAATATCTATGATGATGAAGAAACTAGTGTCAGATATTATAATTTATTAAGAAATATAAACATTTTTCCCGCTGAAAACAGTCAATTGGAGGGAGAATATTCCATAGATTATAATGATACATGGGTTTCTATATCATATAACATATATGCGACGATGGAATTGTGGTGGTTATTGTGTTCCTACAACCAAATTATAAATCCAATTAAAATGCCAGAACCTGGAACAAAGATAAAATATTTAAAAGCCGATTATGTATATATAATCTTGAATGAAATAAAGAGACAAATTAAAAATTAATAAATTCATTCAAATCGAAATAAAATCTTGTTATTATTTTACTTTTTTTATTTTTTTCGGTTTGTTTTAAATTAACCGAATAACAATACATTTTATTTTTCGATCTAAAGAAGAAAATTTCCGATAATTCATTTACGAAAAAATCTATTTCCAATTCAATATCTGGATTGGTATTTAAAAAATCATCTATGTCTGCGTTTGTTATAGAACCCTCGTCTATTATTTTTTCTATAGCGTTTTGTAAAGAATTCCATAAACCATTTTTATTATTTAAATTTAAATAATAAAATTTCCATTTAGAATCATAATCGAATACATAATCCCAGTATTTATTTATTCTTTTTTTATTATATGCTCGTTGGAAGTTTATATTTTTCATTACTAGCATAAGTATTTATTACCATGGGTAGAAGAAAGAAAGTATATGAAGGCGAAAACGATGTAAATAATCTAGATACTGAAGAGATTCTAGTCGATGGTGCATTTTATAAAGGTAATGAAAACCTTTTAAGAGGAAATTCTCAATTCAAATGGACAGACTCCATGATCGAGGAATTGAAGCTCTGTAACAAGAGTATTTTACATTTCGCAGAGCAGTATTTCTATATAACAACATTGGACGAGGGAAAAAAGAAAATTGAATTATATAAATATCAAAAAAGACTTCTAAAAGCTTTTAAAAATGAAAGATTTAACATTGTTTTATCTAGTAGACAAAGTGGAAAAACTACAACAATAACAATTTATGCATTATGGATAGTGTGTTTTCAACCGGATAAGAGAATTACTATTGTAGCAAACAAAGAATCTACTGCAAAAGAAATTTTTGAACGTATAAAAATGTCATTTGAACAATTACCGGTTTGGATGAAACCCAGTGTTAAATCGTGGAGAAAAGATGGTTTTCAACTTGCTAATGACTCATCTATTAGAATTAGTACAACATCTTCTGCGGGTCCTCGTGGATCGACATCAAATCTTTTAATTATTGATGAGATGGCACATTGTCCAAACGATCTTATGAATGAACTTTGGAAATCTGCAATTCCAATTATTTCATCATCTAAAAAATCTCAATTGGTGATTATCAGTACACCAAATGGCACAGATAACAAATTTTATGAGTTATATGAAGAAGCTCAGAAAGAAAATAGCGATTGGCATTTGGAGGTTGTTAATTGGTGGGATGTTCCTGGTAGAGATGAAGAATGGAAAAGGGAAACAATATCTGCGATGGGGTCTCAGGACGATTTCGACCAAGAATTTGCAAATGTTTTTCATGACCCAAATAAAACAGCAATAGATCCAAATCTTTTAGCCGAATTAAAAGCACAATGTAGAGAGCCTATCCTTGTAATGGATAATGGTAACTATAAAGTTTTTGAAGAACCAAATCCGGAAAGTTTTTATGCTATTGGGGTGGATGTCGGAGAAGGTATTGGTAGATCTAACACGGTTGCTCAAATCCTAGATGTATCAGATTTAACAAATATAAAACAGGTTGCCATATATTCAACCAATACAATGAGTCCTTTTCATTTTGGAACACGTTTAATGGGTATTCTAGACGATTGGGGGCGTCCTCCTATACTGGTGGAGAACAACAACAACGGTCAACAGGTATTGGATGTTCTGTGCCACACTCACAATTACGAATCTGTGGTATCTTATCACTTTGAAGGATTCAGTAAACACTATAGTTCAGAAAATAGATTCGGTATTCATAATCACACAAACACCAAATATAGAGGAGTTACAAATTTTCGTTATTGGGTTAATAGTTTAAATGCGGTTAGGATTAATGATTTGGATACATTATTAGAACTTAACAATTTTGTTAGACATGAAAATTATACGTATAGCAAACGAAAAGATTCAGATTTGGATGATAGAGTATTATCCTTAATATGGGGCATTTTTATATTGGAACCATCAATTGCATCTAAGTATTATGTAATAATAGACACTGACGATCAAGGGAAACCCCTGAAAATAAAACCTTTCTCCGATAACTCAGATTTATTGAGAAAAAGTCCATTGTTAAGCGGTGCAGTTTCACAATATAAAAAAAATGTAATACCCAATGCTAAATTTTCTTTCGTCGGTAAATTTGATACACAACTTCCTGCTACATTTGCACAAGAACAAGCAGATTTACATAGTTGGTTACTAACATGGGGAGATAAAAAACAATTTAAACAAGAAATAATAGAAGAAAAACCAGTAGAAGAATATAGACCAATAGTAATTTTTTAATATGAATCAATCAATTTTAAATAAAACAAGAAACGATAAATTTTTAATGGTTTTAGATATACCAAAATATTTAAAACAAACATATGACGTAGAATTAAAAAGAAAATATAATGCAGATCAAATACAATTTACAACATATGGATCTCCTATACCAAGTGTTAGCGTTCCTTCTATCGATGTACCATTTGATAATCAGGTTTATAAAGCATCGTCCCTTTCAAGACCAGCATATCAACCTTTGAATGTTAAATTTTTTATAGATAATGGGTATAAAAATTACTGGGTTATTTGGAAATGGTTAAATCTATTTAATGATGCAAAAACATCGAAATCCGAGGTTCATATGGAGTATATGAATAATAATAAAAATGCAAAACTGGAAAATCCTATGCAAGAATTAGTTTCCACTTTTAGTATATTTGCATTGGATGAATATAATAATAAAATAGTACAATTTAAGTATAATCATGTATTTCCGGTTTCATTATCTGAGATAAATTTTTCTCACCAAGACCCAAGTGAAATATCATGCACCGCATCATTTGCTTTCAATCAAATGAATGTTGAATTATTAAAAAATGTAGATGAGGAGAATTGTTAATTATGGGTGAATTATTACCAGATACTCCTATTAGTCTAGTACCTAATGGTTCTAACCAAGAACTCCAACAAAATTTTAACAACATTGGTACTACTAAAAATTCACCACAACCAAACAATGTACAATCTCCAATAGAATCAATAATATCTGATACCGAAAAAAGCAAATTTGTACACCAAATAAGAGATCAATTATATTACATAGAAATAATGTTATATAATCAATTAGAAGATCAAAAACCACTGTCCGTTCCTTTTCTTTTTGTTCATTCTTTAGCATTCGAAGAATCTTTACATGATTGGAACACGAAAGGATGGATTGTATTTGATGATAAATTTGAAGTATTGACAAGGGGAAGCACAACAGATAAAGAAAAAACTAAACCCCCTTATATTTTTAGAACAGATGGTAGAAATCAAATATCATTTAAAATATATCCAATACCTAGTGGTAATAGTTTCAGCGCGGAGTTTGATCCCACCAACGATTTAAATAGAGATCAATGGGAAATGTCATATGATTGTGTTATATATGATATAGAAGATATGCCAGTTGGCAACAATCAAAATAAATTAAGAAAATATTATTTTTGGGATGCTAGATATCAATATTTCTCGGAAAGAAATATTGAGTGGTCAACCAGAGTTCAAGGGATTAAAACATATGTAGATATTCAAACTAATGATAATTTAAAATATCTTACTGAAAAACCACCACAAGAACTAACAGATTTTGAAAGTTCGATACCTGCTAATGTCGCAATTAAATCTATTATAGACACAGCATCCTTGGTCGATCCATTATTAGAAAATGAAAAAGGTGATGTTGTTAAAATTGGTTATTACGAAGGTCGGGGAACTATAGATAAACCAAATGTTAGTTTAAATAGTTTTGGGACTCAATGGGATCTTGGTTATATA